CGATCATCTCAACCATCCGAGAGGAACAGGCACCCGACGACACGCAGCACGAACCCGTCGAACCAGCACACCGCAACATTCCTCTTATGACCAGCGAACCCATGTATGACATGTACGACATGCACACCCAGGTCACCGGTGCCATCGGTGTCCCTACGGTCGACGCGCGGCATGTAAGCGGCTGGTGCGCACCCACCGAGGCCGAGCGCTGGCAGTGGCTCACCGAGGATGAACGCGCCGCGGCGATGGCCGAGGCCCGCGCCGAGGCCGACCGGCACGGACACACCGTCATATCGGTCGGTGGCATGGTGCTGCCGCATCCGCCGTCGCCGGCGCCGTTCACCGATGGCATGTGGCCGGTCCCCCCGGCGTCCGTCAACGTCGACACCGAGGCGTTCCAAGCGGCCATGGCCGACACGCGCGAGCGCATCGGCACCATCGGCACTGCGCTCGCCGCCGTGTTCGGCCGCATCCGCGACGAGGTCGGACCCGTGTTCGCGCACCTGGGGAGCGTGTTCTCACGTATCACGTACCTCACCCCCGACGGGCCGCCGCCGGCGCCGGTGGTCGACGCGCGCACCGCGCTCATCGCCCTCAACTGGGCCGAGTGGACTGAGGTCGTGAACCATCCCGACAAGGCGACGCGCCGCCACGCGAAAGCGCAGTATCTCAAGGTGCGCCGCCACCTGCCCCCCGCCTACCACCGGCGTCTCAAGTCGGTGCGCATCAACCAGTTCGGAGCGCTCACGTGACCCTCGCATCTATCCGCTACCTGCGGGCCTGGGAGGTCAACCGCGATGGCACCATTGCGGGCCTCGCGGCCACCGCCATCGACCTCGACGAGCACGCGCCAACCCGCATGAAGTTCATCCCAGCCGCTACCACATCAGACCGCACCCGCGACGAGCTCATCCTCTATGGCGAGCTGGCGCATAAGAACCTGTTCTCGCCCTCGCGCGCGTACGCTCTCGAAATCTGGGGGAACGTCCGGATCACGGGCCCTTGCGGTGCCGCCGGCGGTCCCACCACGGTCACGAACCTGTGGTCGTACTGCGTGGTCCCGTTCGCGCGCCCCAACTACCCCGAGCACACCGTCGACGAGCACACCGTCGAATACCGCTACCCCAAGTACACCGACGGCGACGGCGTCACCTATGACGCCGAACGGTTCGACCTCATCGAAGGCAACGCCTGGGGCGCCGGGCCGCATCCAATCAGGTTCGTCGACCACGACGGCGAGCTGCGACCCGCCTACCTCGACCCGCCGCTCGGCGCCACAGACCTATGGCGTGCCCAGACGACCACCATGGCGCCGCTGGCCGCCCTCCAATACACCGACCACGCCCGCGCCACGAAAGACGCCGACGCATGAGCGACATGAACCCCGAGAACTGGCGTTCGGTCTCCGACCTGCCCGCCAACAGCTACGTCGACGACATCACCGAACACATGCGCAAGGTCATGAACGACATCGCACTCGCCGAGTCGCGGGATATCAGGGCCGCGCTGGCGGCCTGGCACGACATCGACGCCGAACACCTCATGCGCATCAAGTACCACGCGGACGGCCCACAGGTGCGCGTCAACCAGGACGCGAACCTGTTCACCCGCAGCGCGCCAAAGCTCATCCTCGAGATGCCGCGCCTCATCGTCGTCGCCGACATCCGCCAGGTCGGTCACGCCAACCCGCAGGGCCACGTGCTCCCGTTGGACTGGCGCCGCCACGAACGCACCTTTGATGGCGAGCGGTACACCATCGCCCTGCTGCACCGCGACGAGACCGGCAAGATCCCCCCCATAGTGCGCACCAACACCACCGACATCATCGATTTCGCTACCGGAATGGACGACTAGCCATGAAAGACCAGCCTGGGACGAACAGCGACCTCAGCCCGTGGCGTGCCCTCGCCGTATTCGCCGTCGCCATGCTCATCGTTCTCGGATTCATCGCCGGCGTCATCGCCCTCATCAAGTGGGTGTGACCGTGTCCGACGAGGATGTCGCCGAGGCCGAGGCCGCCGCCGAGCGCGCCCTCGGCGTCTGCCTCTACACCGGCCCTGGGTGCGGCGCTCACCGCCGCTGCGACTCGGTCGCCGAGGCCGAGGCATGGGGCGCCGCGCACACCGCGGCGCGCCCCGGGCACCGCACCCAGGTCTGGCCGGCGAGCGTCGATGACCTCGCCGTCGTCAACCCGATCGCTCGCGCCGTTTACGCCAGCGTCATCGACGCCCGTGCCCGCCAGGCGGCCGAACACGACGCGATCCTTACCGACCCCGACTGGGGCAAGACCTGGGTTTCCCCGGCGTTCTACGCGGCCGTACGCGCCCGCGCCGAGGCCCCCGGCGCCTCACCCGACATGCAACGCATCCTCGACCGCATCCGACCCATGACACCTATGGAGGCACCCAACGATGAACGACTCGACCCCCGAGACCAACCCATCCCCATCGACCGGCCGCGCCGCGGCGCCCGAAAGCGCCGAGGGAGGTAACGGCACCTGGGTGCGCCGCCATCATCCGACACCCGCATCGGATGCCCTCGCCCCCTACACACGCGAGTGCGAGCGGCCGCCGGTGACCACGGTGGGAGACCTGTGGCGATGCGGCAGATGCGGGCGCCTGTGGGCGGTGCGCATCGGACTCACCGCCGAGGGGCGATCGGTCAAAGGCTGGGCGCCCCCGCGCTTGCGTGACCGCGTCCGACACGAGTGGTTGGGCGGCCCGCGGCCGCGGGTCCGTATGTTGGCGCTTGTCGCCGTCTGGGCGGCGTCCATGGTCGCGCTGGCGGGCGAGGCGTTCGGGTGGTGGAACCTCCCCTAGCCGAACCATTGCGGTAATGATACGCTGGGGGACACGCAACCGAGAGGACTCAAATGACCAGCGAAAACGCGCGTCCCCCACAAATCGCCGCCGCGATCGTCGCCGCCATGAAAGCCGTGACCAAGGTCGGTAAGCGCGGCGAGAACAAGGAACAGAACTTCGCGTACCGCAAGTACGACGACATCCTGTCGGTCGGGCATGACGCCCTCGTCGAGGCCGGTCTCGTCATCGTCCCCAACGTCGTCGAGATGAAACAGCGCACGCGTGACGTGACGACCAACAAGGGGCACCAGCGCACCGTCACCACCACCCTCGTCGGCATCGACTACCTGTTCATCGCCGCGGCCGACGACTCCCGGCTCACACTCCGGTTCTGGGGCGAGGCATCCGACTACGGTGATAAGTCGCTCGGCAAGGCGTGCAGCTACGCCGAGAAAATGATGCTCATCCAAGTCCTGAAAATCCCGGTGGAATCGGATGACCTCGACCCCGACCAGCACTCGCACGCCGACGACGTCCCCATCGGCCGAGGCGAACGCCAGCGGCCCGCGCAGGTGCGCGAACCCAAGGCCCGCAGCGAGGCCGCGCGCCGCGGCGCCGCACAGGCCCGCGCCGCCATCAAGGGAGGCGCGCAGGCCCCCGCGAACCCGCCGCCGCCGACCGAGTCCGATGACGCCCTGCACGCCGAGGTCATCGAACGCCTCGCCGCCATCTCCGACGACCCCGAGGCCGAGGGCGGCCTCAAGGCCCTCGAAAAGGTCTGGGGCGACATCGAGCGCGCCCGTATCCAGCGCAACGCCTGGTCGCTCGCCGACCACAAAGCGCTGCGCGACCACATCGGCGAGATTGCCGACCGCATCAAGGCCGCCCATGCCGCGCGCAACGAGGCCGCCGCCGCCCGCATGACCGCCACACAACCGGACCCCAGCGGCATCGACCCGTGGTCGGACGACCCCCGTGAGGCCGCCGCGGCACGCGTCGCCATCGACGTCGCCGAGGGCCGCGCCGCCGCCGTGTTCAACGGCCCCGGCAACCAGGCCCGCGACCCCGAAACACTCATCGACGCCCCGCCCGCGCCGCGCCCCCAAGGGAACCCCGATGCACGCGCTTAACATCCTCGACCTCACCACCGCCGCAGGGCTCGACGCCATCGCCGAGGCCCGCGAGGACGTGGCCGACTACACCGCCACCGGCGAACTCGACCACGCCACCCGTGACCTGTACCTCGAACACCTCGACATGATCGAAGCTGCCGCGCGCGTCCTGTGCGCGCTCATCTAGGAAGGCACCCCCGCATGACCAGCATCAACGACCTGTTCTCAGGCCGCGTCCTCGAATTCACGCGCGCCGAGGCCATCCTCGCCGCCCTCGTCGTCGACATCGACAACATGAAAACGTCCCTCAGCACCAAACTCAACGACCGAGGCGAAACCCTCGCCGCCCAGCTCGGCCAGTTCCGGGCCTCGGCCGTCGACCAGTGGCTCAAGGGCACCGGCACCGGTATGGCGACCGACAACTACGACCACGCGCGCGCCGCGGCCGTCGGCCGCGCCCGGTCCCTCGAACGCCGCGCCTACGCCGCCGCCGAGGCCGCCGCCGCCCTCGCCACGCTCCTCGAGGGCGTCGAACCCCTCATCACGCCTGAGGACCTGATCTGGCGCATCGACCAGGCCGCCACCGGCTTCTACGACGGCAAGTACCACACCGACGCCGCCGCCGAGGCCGACCTCACCGCCATCTGGCTCGCGCTCGCCCCCTCGGCCCTCGTCTCGCCCGACGCCGTCGAGGTCCTGCGCCGCCACTACGACGCCAAGATCACCGGCCCCTACCTCGGCGCGAACCTCCCCACCCTGTACGCCGCCGTCACCGAATGGCGTGACCACCACCTCGGCGCCGCTACGCCCGAACAGCCATGGGACGCCGGCACGTGGGCATACGCGGTCGGCACCGCCCGATCGTGGAATGAGGTGGCCGACTTGTGGCGAATGCTCGGCGACGACGCCCACCGCACGCGCCTCAGTGCCGCCGAGAACCTGCGCTTGCGCACCACCATCCGCGACCGCGTCAACACCACCCCCAGCGACTACGCCCAGGCGCCGTCCGAGCTCGCTGAGGCCGTCACCGAGTTCGACAACGGGCACATGTGGCTCATGACGCGCGTGCGGGGCGCCGAAACCATGCACGACCTGGGCATCGTCGCCACCGCCATCGGCGGCCGCGACCGCGCTATCGAGGGCGGCCTCACCCTCATGCGCGCCCTCGCCCGCCGCTTCGACGCCCTCAAGACCACCGCGCCCGACGCCGACCCCGAGGGCGACGAATGGGCCCCCGCCGCGGTCCTCGCCACGGCCGTGAGTCATTGGCGCTCTGAGGTGTACGCCGAGGCCGTCGCGTGCACCACCGGCCACACCGCCGGCGCATACGACGAGGCCGGCCGATATGAACTCCTCGCCTGTGCCCTCGCCGACGCCCGCCACACCGGCAACGCCGACCACGTCGCGAAGCTCCTCACCGCCATCGGCCGCGTCGAGAACGCCGGTGCCGACCACATCCTCACCCCCGACCACATCGGCCGCCTCAAGGCCGCCGCCGCGCAGGGCGACACCGCCGCCCTCGACATCAACGGAGGAACCAACCAGTGAAATACCTGCCCACCGAGGGCCCCCTCGACTCGCAGCGCGTACTAAACGCGCTGCGGGCCTTGGGTATCGGCCTCATCATCGACCCCGAGCACGGACCCACCGAACTCACCGACGAACACCTGCCCGACCTCATCGGCGCCCTCGCCGGCGTCGTCGACATCCATTCGGCCTTGGTGTGCGGGCCCGGCGAGGACGCCGCGGCCGCCCGGTACATGCACGGATACCTCGCGAACGGTTCCCTAGAAGACGGCCACAACACCACCGAGGTCATGCTCGCCACCATTGGCGGCCGCGTCCGCATCGACGCCGCCCTCGTTAAGGCCGCCACCGCAGGCACCGGCGCGGCCCATCTCGCGGCCGTCGCGCTCGATCTGGCGTCGACACTTACCCTGTACGCGTCGGCGCTCGCATTCGACGCCACCGACCCCGCCGGTACCCCCCTCGTCTCCGAGGCCGAGGTGAAAACCGTGCACCAGGAAGTGCGCCGCAAACTCACCGCCGTACGCGGCGCCCTTACGGCCACCGAGCGCGACCTCAAGGTCAAGGGGTACCGCCTGTGAGCATCGACCCCGCCGCGGCCGCCGACGAGGCCCCCGACGGCGCCGTCGACGGCACCATGCCCAACGTCGGCCCCGCACTCGACAACCTCGTCGGCGCGCTCGACGGCCTCGCGTCCCTCGACTGGAAACCCAACCGCGCGACCCGCCGAGCCATGAAACGCACCAAACGAAAGAAAGGGAAATAGCACGTGAATGAGTCACCAATCCGGTATTTCTACGACACCGAGTTCGTCGAGAACGGCCACACCATCGACCTCGTCTCCATTGGCATCGTCGCCGCCCCCGACTGGGCAGTCGCCGCCCTCGCCAACCCCGCCGACCTCACCCCGGTATCGGACATGCGCCAGCGCGCCGCCGCCGGCCTCGTCCGCACGTACTACGCCGTCAACGCCGATGTCGACCTCTATGCCCTCAAGGCAAACGAATGGCTGGTGAACAACGTGCTTCCCCACCTGCCCCTCTCGAACGGCGGCATCCTCGAGCGCTACCTCACCGGCGGTGCCGTCGACTCCCGCGCCCTCCCCGCCGCCATCGAACTCGTCGACCTCGATTACACCGCCACCGTCGTCAAACCGAAACAGGTCATCGCCAACGAGGTACGCGACTTCATCATTGCCCCCCTCGACGGCACCGAGAACGACCCCAGCATCGAACTGTGGGCCGACTACGCCGCGTACGACCATGTCGCCCTCGCCCAACTGTGGGGCCGCATGATCGACCTCCCCGTCGGCGTCCCCATGTACACCAACGACCTCCAACAACTCGCCAACCGGCTCGGCACCGGATGGAAACCCGACCAGGCCCCCGAGGACACGCACAACGCGCTGGCCGACGCCTGGTACGCCCTCGAATACTTCGTTGGGCTCGACGCCCTCGCACACGCCGAATAGGAAGGCACCACATCATGCGTCTCATCGCAAGCCTCGCGGCCGCGGCCGCCGCCCTCGCCGACCAGGCCGCCGACCGCGTCGACACCTGGGTCGAAAACCACGACGCCCCCGCCGCTGACACGCTCATCAACACCGAGACCGACGACCGGGTCGCTACCGCATGGCAAGCGGCCGCCGAAGCACATCAGGCCCGCGCCCAGACGTTCGAGGCCGAGCTCGCCGACTGCAAAACCTACGCGCGCAACGCGATGAGCGACGCCCACGAGGTCGACCGCGTCCTCGACGCCTGGCACGAGGGGCGACTCAAGGGCTACAACTTCACCATCGGCGAGGGCACCCTCGCCGAACGCGTCGCCAAGTGCATCGCCGACATCCTGCACCACCGGCAAGCCGAACGCGCGGAAGCGCACCAGCGCGCAGACGAGACCGAGGACGAACTTGAGGGCATGAAACAACGCGAGGGCGCCGTCGAGCGCGTACTCGACTCCCTCGTCGACGGCCGGCTCAAGCTCGCCGAGTACATCGACCCCGAGACCCCCGCCGGCCGCGTCAAGGAAACCCTTAACACCCTGCTACACCAGGTACGCGACGCCGAGGAACGCGCCGCGCTCGCCGAGCGCAAGCTCGACGCCCACCACCGACACGACGCCGCCACCGAGCACGCCGACGGCCCGTTCCTCCCCGCGAGCGATGCCCGCGCCGAGGCGCACCTCATCAAGGTTGCCCTTGACCACTTCGACCGCGGCGACGACCCCCGGGTGACCCTCCATTTCCAGGGCCGACCCCTCGCCACTCGCGTCGTCGACACCATCGCCGCCGCCCGGTGCGACCACGACGCCCACACCGACGCCGATGCCGTGCGCGCTGGCGTAGCCGCGCGTATCCGTGCCGCGGCCGCTGCCGAGCTGTCGAACGCCCAGAGCAATCCCGCCGGGGGCGTCGGCGACGAGTTCAACGCCTACCTAGCAGGGATGGACGCCGCCGCCCGCATCGCCGATGGCGAACCCGCCGAGGCCGACCCCAGCGTCGCCCACATCGACACCGTCAACGGTCGCGCCGCCGAGGCCGACGCCCGCCTCGTCGAACCGGGCAGCATGGTCGAGGCCATCCTCGCCACCGGCGGCACCGTCGCCATCGACGACACCGGCGAACCCCACATCATCGACACGCCGCTCGTGCAGATCGGCCCCGGCACCCTCATCACCGCCGACGGCACCCGACACGAATTCACCAGCGGCACCGCCAAACACCTCAACCACGACACCGAGGGCGACACCGATGACTAACCCCTGGATCACCGTGGCCGAGGCCGCCCGCGCCCGCGGCAAATCCGTCGAAACCATCCGCCGATGGGCCCGCGACTACCCCGACTCCCTACGCACCACGATCATCGGGGGCACCACCCACCTGCACGAGGGCGACCTACACGAGCTTGCCGCCCGACACCCCGCGCCCAACCCCGAACGCGCCACCTGCGCCCGCAAAGGACACTTGCCCCCCGCCACCGTCGAGGGCGCCCTCGACGCGCTGGCCGACGGCGACCTCGTCACGCTCCGCGACGCGTCCAACATCGCAGGCCGCACCAAAACCGCCATCCTCAGATGGGCCGCCCAGGGGGCCGTGCGCGCCCTCACCTGCCGATGCGGCGGCCGCTCCTACATCTACACCGCCGACATCGAACCCGCCCGCCAACGATTCGACCGCAACCGAAAGCGAACCAACCGATGAACACCGACCACACCGACCCAAGCCCATATGCCGACCTCGACGCCCTACCGGGTCGCCTCGAGGCCGCCATCGAGGCCATCACCGGCGAACGCCCCCACGTCGAGGGCGCGCTCGCCGGCGGCATGACTACCGGTATGCGCATCGGCGCCGGCGCTGGCATCCTCCTCGGCGCCGTCATCAACGCCTATTACGCGGCCGCGGGCGCCGATGACCGCCTCGGCACCGCGTTCGATGTGCACCACTCCCTCGTCGTCGCCCTCGAGTCCTGCGCCGGGGCCCAGCGCGCGCAGGTCGTCAACACGCTCATCAACGTTCTCGTGTCATGGCTCGGCACGCCCACCATGCGTGACCAGCTCGGCGCGCAGGCCGAGGCCGCCATCGACCACCTCGAGTCCGCGTTCCACCACATCGACGCCGGCGCCGACGAGGACGGCGAGGCCGCGCCGATCGCACCGCACGAGGCCGAGGGTATGCCGTTCGCGCCCGCGTCGGCGCCCGATGGTGCCGTCGACCGCCTCGGCGAGGCCGCCTCGGCACTGGGTATCAAACCTGTCATCGCCGTCGAGGGCGCCGACGACACCGCGCACGATCACCCCATCGTGCCCGTCGCGGTCATGGCCGGCATCGTGACCGGCCGCGCCACCATGGAATTCATCGACATGGCCTCGAGCGCCGACGACCACATGCGGGCGCACGCGGCACCGTTGTGGGTTACCGGGTTCGTGCAGGGCGTCGCGTTCGGTGCCGAACCGCGGGACGACGTCGTCGCGGGCGCGGCACTGCGCTTGGTCAACATCATCGGCATGTGGCACGAACACCGGCCCGACGCCCCGTACGCGCCGGCCATCGCCGCCCTGTGCCGCGCCGCCAACCACGCCGGCCGCGCCGGCGGCCTGTCCTCATCCGAGGTCGACGTGCGCGCCGAGTACATCGCGAACTACGGCGCCGACGAGGGCGACGCCGCCCGCAAGGCCCTCGCCGCGGCCGAGGAAGCGGTAAAAGCCCTGAAAAACACAGGTGTTACGATGTAGACTCACGCTATCGAGAGGTTAGAGTCATGGCAGTTGAGATTGACGGGCAGATATACATCACCGGCCGCGAATACGAGGTCGAGTTCGGGCGGGTCGCCTCGAACCTGCGTCATGCCGCGCGTCTCAACCGGTGCGGCATCGGCGAGACCGCGAGGATGCTCGGCGGTAAAACGCGCCTGTACCGACTCGACCTCATCGAGGAATGGCGTGCAGTCTCCGACGGCAGTAAGTGGCCGCGGAACCGGCCGTTCGGTGACATCACCCGTGTCGCGTGGCGCTACGACCTCGACCGCGCCGTCGTCTACCGGCACTTGCGCAACGGGTACCTGCGAGGCAAGCAGGACGAGGGTGGCACCTGGCACATTGCCGCAGCGGACGCTACCGCGTGGGCCCGCGACTACATGGGCATACTCGCGCCGGTCAACGAGGGCGGCCCCGAGTAGAGTAGGCGCGCGGCCTGCGTCTGGCCGCGAGTTCGGGTTAACCGTTGACACGATGAGGCCCCCACCGCTTTCAGTTGGTGGGGGCCTCATCGTGTCCTGTGGGCTAGAACCAGTCGAGCGCGTCGACGATAACCGTTCCGTGGTCGATGAGGACCACGGTGACCTGCAAGGGCCGTTCCTCGCCGCTACGCTCGCGCCCGTCGGGAGCGCTGCCCCCATCGTCGCACGATGCGTCGCGCACGTCCATGATTTCCCTGGTCGAAACCATCATAAGACTATCCTCTCGGTTGCGTGAGCCTAGAGTGTAACATCCGGTGGGGAACGAACACCAGGCCCAATGCGAACCCGTGCGCTAACCTCAGAACAGACGAGGCCGCCACCACGGGGGAGGCCGCCACGCCAGATAAAAGGGGAACGAATTGACCGAGGAACCCCGCCGACGCCGCAAGCGGGGCAAAAAGCAAGGGGAGCGGCGCCCCTACGTCAAAGGCACCATCGCCGAGCAACAGGCCATGATGGCGCGCCGCGCCGAATGCTTCAAGCTGCGGATGCAAGGCCACACATTCCCCGACATCGCCCAGGCCCTCGGCTACAACTCGAAACAATCCGCCTGGGCCGACTACCAGGCCGCCCTACGCGACGCCCGCGACGACTACACCGACGACCTCGAGGAACTGCGCGCGTTCGAGCTGGCGCGCCTTGACGCCATCGCCGCCCGCGCCTGGGCATACGACGACGCCGGCGAGATCAAGGCCCTCGACGTGCTCTTGAAAGTCGCCGACCGGCGCGCGCGTCTCCTCGGCCTCGACCAACCCGTCAAGCACGAACTGTCGATGTCCCTACTCGACGCCGAGATTGCCCGCCTCGACGGCATCATCGCCGCCGCCCGCGCCAACGGCGAGGACACCACCGCCGATGACGACGCTTGAGAGGCCCCCCACGCCCCTCGAGCGCGCGCTCGCCGCCCGCGCCCGCCTCGTCGAGCTACGCGAGAAACGCGACCTCGTCGACCGCCTCGAACGCAACCGCAACCGCGGCCGCCTCGAGCACTACGCGCGCAACCCCGGCGACTGGGTCACCGATTCCATCGACTGGCCCCGCCGCCGCTCGGCCGCGCCCTACCAGCTCGAGGCCCTGCAATCCCTCGCCGATAACCACCGCCTCGCCCTGCGCGGGCCCCGCGGCCTCGGCAAGACGACGACGGCGTCGCTCGCGGTCCTGTGGTTCGCGCTCACCCGCGAATACCTCGGCCTCGACTGGAAAGTACTCACCACCGCCGGCGTCGCCCGCCACCTCTTGCGCGCCCTGTGGCCCGAGATTCATAAGTGGGCGCCCCGCATCCGCGGCGGCCTGTACGCCCCGCCGACCCCCGAGAAACAGCTACTCACGGCCTCACTGCAAATGCGCTACGGGCAGGCGTACGGCGCCGTCGCCCGGAACCCCGACCTCATCGAGGGCGCGCACGCCGACGAAATCCTCATCCTCATCGACGAGGCCAAGTCGGTGCCCGAACCTATCTGGGATGCGCTCGAGGGCGCGCTCACCGGCGAAGAGGGCCAATACGCGCTCGCCCTGTCGACCCCCGGCGCCCCCGCCGGGCGTTTCTACGAGATTCACCAGGGCCGGCACGAGGACTGGGCACACCGCCACGTCACCCGCGAGGAGGCCATCGCCGCGAAACGCATCTCCCAGAAGTGGGCCGACGCCCGCGCCAAATCCTGGGGCACCACCTCGGCCCTGTACCGCCAACAGGTCGAGGGCGCATTCGCCGCCGACGACGAAAACGCCATCATCCCCCTGTCCTGGGTCGAGGCCGCATTCGAGCGCTGGCACGCCTGGGCCAAGGCCGGCCGTCCCACCGACCCCGCGGCCGCGCCCCCGGCCGACCCCGACGCGCTCGCCGAGTGGACGCTCGCCGGCTCACCCGTCGCCGACGGCCCCTGGTCCTACGGCGTCGACGTAGCGACCTCAGGTGCGGACAAGACGGTGGTCGCCCACCGGCGCGGCCGCCACATCACCCGGTTCGACTACGAGGGCACCGGCGACACCATGGCGACCGTGACCAAGATGCAAGCGCTCATCCCCGACGACCGCAAGGCCGAGCGCTGGTCGGTCGTCGACGTCGCCGGCGTCGGCACCGGCGTCGCCGACCGCCTCGCCGAACTCGACTACAAGGTGAAGCGGTACACCGGCGCGGCCTCTACGACGGCGACCGACCATTCGGGCGAGTTCGGGTTCAACAACACGCGGTCGGCCGCGTACTGGCACCTGCGCGAACTCCTCGACCCGAACCGGCCGCTCGCCGAGGCGATCATGTTGCCCCCCAAGCAAGAACTACTAGCCGACCTCACCACGCCCACGTGGCGCATCGTCACCGGGTCGCCCCCGAAGATCGCCATCGAGACGAAAGACGACCTGGTCAAACGCCTGGGGAGGTCGCCCGACTTCGGCGACGCCGTGGTCATGGCCTATTGGCTCGACGCGATGAATGTGCCGTTGACGCTGGGCGATTCCTCGTCGTCGCGCTTGCCGCGTAACCGGCTCCCGGGCATCGGCCGCCGGTAGGGGCACCCCCGGTGTCGACCCCGAGAAACGGCGTAGTACTCTAGACTCACGCAACCGAGAGGATAGACGACATGCCTACGACCACGAACGACACCGGCACCTTCCGCACCACGTACATCTACAAGGTCAACAACCCGCACACCGGCGCCGTCGAGTTCCCCGAGCACCCGTTCCGCCTGTACGCCTGGGTGGGCTACGCCCTCGACCGCAACGGCCGTAGCCATGTCGTCGGGTACTCGAACGCCGCCACCGAGGCCGCCGCCGTCGACATGATCGCTCGCAACGTCCTCAGTGGCACCGAGGTCGCCGTCGTGCCAGCGCGGCCGTCGAACGCCGCCGAACGTGACACCTACCTCGCCCGCCGCGCCCAGCTCGCCCCCACCGACGCCGAGCGCACCAAGTGGGCCAAGACCCTCATCAACGCCGCCATCGACTACCTCAGGTCGGGCGACGACGAGGCCGACACGGTCCTCGCCAAGGAACACGTCGCCGACATGGCCTCACAGGCGATGCACTTCACCGGCGCCAAGCACATGCCGCGCGGCTGGTACACCGAGCACGAGCGGCGCCTCGTCACCCGCGCCGAGAACGCCGCGCGCATGTTCCTCATCGTCGAGCGCGACCTCGACAACCGCGGCCGCGCCGAAGCCATCGAGTACCGCATCACCCAGTACCTCGGCAAGCGTGACGCCCTGATTCGTGAGCTTGAGGCCATCGCTCCCTACTAAGGCCCGCGCACTGAGGCCCCCGCCCAACCAGGGCGGGGGCCTCAGTGTGTCAGGGGGCTGGGAGACGGGCAACGCCCCCGGCCGATGGCCGGGGGCGCCCTGGGTACCTGTGAGTACCGACTATGAGCGTACCGCGCTGGGGATGCGCTCGAGGTCGGTGTGCGTGAGGTACCCGGCCTTGCGTGCCGCTTCCATGACTTCGCCGAGCGCGGCCAGCGCGTCGCCGTACGCGGGGTAGTCGGCGTCGTGCAAGACGTTGCCGGCGTCGCCGCCGCGGTAGTGCTCGACGGCGACGACCGCCCACGAGCCGGGTTGGCGGGTGATCGAGATGATGCGGCGCATCTCGGATGCGACGCCGCGCCGGCCCTGGCGCCACGGCGTGAAATAGCGGGTTCCCGTTGTGGTGTGGTCGACCTTCATTGCAGACATGGGGGATGCCCTCACTCTCGGTTGCGTGAGCCTAGAGTGTATCCCTTGCGGTCGCGCAACGCAACCCATACCCCCAGGTAGACGCCAACGGGACGCGTATGTTAAGCTCTAGACTCACGCAACCGAGAGGATACGACAATGAGCAAGTGGGTTGAAATCACCGCCGCCGACATCACCAACCTCACCGCCACCCCCGGCACCAACCGCTGGACAACCAAACCCGGATGCCCCACCACCCAGGTCCGCACGTTCAACGCCGGGAAGTACGCTGGTATCGGCCCCCGCATCTACGCCGAGATGACCGCCGCCGACGGCGTCCTGTACTGGTGCCTGTTCATCGACGACGCCCCCCGCCGCCGCGGTGGCACCGAATCCCGTTGCATCGCCCGCGGCCAATGGGCCGACGTCCCCCCCGCCCGCTCCTCCCTCAAGGCGCTCATCGCCCGCACCGCCATGGCGCACGTCCGCAAGCAGCTCGACGCCGCCATCGCCCGCACCATCGACGCGCTCGCCGTCTCGGTCGCCGAGCACGAGGGCATCGCCAAGGCGACCGCCGACCTCGACCTCGCCGACGCCCGCGCCGTCATCGCCTGGGACCGCGACCGCGCCGCCGCCGAGGCCGCACGCGACGAGGCCGCCGCCCGCCTCGACCGGTTCCTCAAGCTCACCAAGGTCTAACCCCACCGCGGGGGCGCACCGGTGGGGGCGCCCCCGCACCCCACACCCGGAAGGCACACCATGCTCAACCTCGTGCGCGACGACTGGCACGGCGCCGCCGACATCGTCAACACCCTCACCGCCGGCGCCATCGACGCGCTTGTGACCCTGCACGCCGCCATGGCCGCGTTGCCGCTGCCATTTGCGGTCATGACCGTCGCCGCCGGCGTCGCCCTGTTCCACACCATCGACCAGCGCGCCCAGCGCCGCGACCGCAACCAGTAGGGAGAATCAACCCATGATTACCGTCATCACCGAACACCTCACCCTCCTCACCGCGAAAACGGGGATGCACGCTGCCGGCGCCGTCGCCAGCGCGGGCACCATCGGCCCTCGCGGCACCGACATCGTCGAGGCCATCAACCGCGCCCTCGGCGACACCACCGACGCCCTCAACGCCGCGATCACCGCGTTGCCGTTCGGTGACATCCGCTTGGCCGCACGGCAGGCGTTCGACGCGCTCAACACCGCCACCCCCGACCTCGCCGGCCTCGACATCGCGCTCGACGCCGCCGCGATCCTGCCCGCCGACGTTGACACCGACGACGACATCGCGCGCCTGCGCGCCCGCCGCGAGGCCATCACCGCCGACATCAACCGCCACATCGCGGCCCTCGCGCACGCCCTCGCCGACGCCCGCGCCGACATCACCGCCGAGGCCCCCGCCGCCGAACGCCGGTGCCCTGAGTGCGGCACCATCGCCCCCGGCCACAGCACCGTGCACGAGCGGTACCCCGAGGGCGGCGGCGGCACCAACCGCCCGTGCTCGCGATCGAACGGGGCCAGCGCATGACCGCCACATACGACACCGGATGCTCCTGCGACGGCACATGCGCCGACTGCGCGAAGGAGATGCGCGCCGACCTCGACGCCGTCCTCACCGTGCTCGACCGCGCGGCCGCGGGCCTCAACCCGCATTACTCCATCGCCCTCGTGCCCGGAAGCGCGGCCGCGCGCGTCGCCGACGCCCTCACCGGCAAGGGAGGCACCGAGCGATGACCGGCACCACCCTCGACCTCGTGCGCCGCTTGCCGCACCTGTACCACGCCCTCGAGGGCGCGGTCATGGCCGGTGCCAGCGAGCTGGACAGCGATTACGAACACGAGTTGCGGCGCCTCGCCGGCGAGATGTACGACGCCATCGCCGAGGCCATCAACGCGTGCGACCTCGCGGCCGCCGACACCAAGCGCGCCGTCATCGCGCTCGAGACGCTACGGCAGGCACCCGCCAAGCGGGCCCGCATCAACGCCGCCGGCCGAGTACTCATGGAAATCCCGCGCGAGGGCGCCGGCGCCCTCTCCGAGCGACGCGCCACCGACGTCAAGGCGAACCTTGAGGCCAGCGCCGAGTGCATCTCGGCCGAGGCCGACGCCACCCGCACCCTCGTCAAGGTGCTCACGACGCTCGCCGCGTAGCTGCACACACGCGAACGGCCGACCCATGCGCCAGGGTCGGCCGTTCGCGTTTACGTGAGATTCCAAGGGCGAGTGCCCGTGCCGAGGCTACCATCGGCATCATGTTCGACGCGATCCCGACACCCGAGGCCGTCCTCGGCCCGATACCCGCCACGGTGTGGCTCATCCTGCTCGCCCTTGCCGTCACCCGCATCGCGGGCCTCGTCGCCATCGACGCGATATTCGACCGGCCCCGCCTCGCCGTCGGCGAGGCCGCCAACCGCCGCGCCGCCACGCGCTGGGTCGAAACGCTCATCACGTGCATGTGGTGCGTCGGTGTGTGGGTCGCGCTCGCCGTCACCGCCGCCACCCCCGGATGGCACGGCGAGGCCCTGTTCGACTGGGCCCTCATCGGCCTGGCGCTGGCACAGGTGGCGGGTATGCTCTCGGGTATAGGACGCGGATAGTGCACACCGGGGGGCGCGCATGGGCGGTTATACGTCGGTACCCAGGCGCGGCATTATCGCCGCCTCGGCGAGGCTCCACAAACCCGGCACGAAACTCGCGCCTACCCGCGAATGGCAGGGCGACGCCTGGGATGCCTACGACATCACCGGGCAAGGCCGGTTCGTCGCGAACTCGGTCGCGAACGCCATCTCCCGGTGCCGCCTGTACATCGCGAAACTCGACCCCGACACCGGCGAAATTCTCGGCGAGGCCGACGATGAGCGGTTGCGTCCGTTTGTGGCGTCGCCGCTCGGCACCGGGAACCGGCGCCGCGAAAACCTGCGCCTGGCCGCGTTGAACCTCTTCGTGGCCGGCGAGTACTACCTCATCGGTGAGGCCGCAAGCCCAGGCGTCGAGGGTTCGCGCGACAAGTGGTACATCGTGTCGTCGTTCGACTTCGACCGCAAGGGCGCACAGAGTGACAAGGTTTTCAAGGTCACGCGCCCGCAGATGGCCGGTGGCGGCGTCGCGGCCCTCGTGCCAGGCCGCGACGTCATCTGTCGAGTGTGGACGCCGCACCCCAAGCACGCGACCGAGGCCGACTCACCGTTCCGTGCCGCGCTGCCCGACCTCGCCATCCTCGCCACGATCCGAAAGCGGGAGGCCGCCGAACTCGACTCGCGCCTTACGGGCGCGGGCATCATGATGTGGCCGCAATCGGTCGACTTCGGCAAGGGCGGCGTCAAGGGATTCACCGACAAACTCATCGACCACGCGAGCGAAATCGTCTCCGACCCCGCGCACCCCAATTCGCTCATCCCCGAAATGGTCACGATGAACGGCGAGGACATCGAAAAAGTCCGCGTCATCAACTTTTGGTCGGAAGTGTCCAATGTGCTCGGAGAGCTGACCGAGCGGAAAGTGCTCTCCCTCGCACAGTCGATGGACGCCCCCGTGTCCCAGACGCTCGGCACCTCGGAATCGAACCACTGGTCGGAGTGGCTACAGGCCGAGGAAACCATCACCACCCACTACGACCCGATTCTGTCGCGCAACGCCGACGCGCTCACCAACGTGTTCCTACACCCCGGTATCGAACGTCAAGATGACGGATTGAACCCCGAGGAATACACCTACGCGTTCGACACCGCGCCACTGCGCATCCGCGGCGACCGCCTCGGCGACGACATGAACCTCTGGGACCGTAGCCTCATCTCTGACGAGGTCCTGCGCACCTCGGCCGGCCACACCGACGACGACGCCCCCAGCGCCGAGGAATCCCGTATTCGGTTCATGCGCGAGCTGGTCAAAGCGAACCCCCAGTTGGTGAGCGACCCCGCCGTCGTCGCGCTCCTCGGGTTCGACACGCCCCCCGTGGTCATCGATCAAGTCAACGGCCCCGCCCAGGCACCCGCGGCCGTGAGCGCTCCCGTGCAAGGGGAGGACCGCCCGTCCGCGGGGCCCCCCGCCCAGTCCGGCGCCACACCGGCCAGCCCGCGCCCCGCGCTCACCGCCGCCAGCGGCGGCCTCGCCGCCGTCGCCAACGTCGCCGTCGTGCGCGCCCTCGAGGTCGCCGGCGGCCGCCTCGTCAAGACGTACGCCCGTGACGCTGATACCGACCGCACCGACGTATACACCGCGCTCGAGCGTCCCCCCGAGGACAATCAGGTACACAACGCGATGCGAGGCGCATGGCGACGCCTGCCCGAACACCTCGCCCCGCTCGGCGACGTTGACGTCGACGCCGTCGAGACCGCCCTCGACACGTACACCCGCCACCTCCTACGCAACCGGCGCCCGCACAACCCGGCCGCGCTCGCGGCGCTCCTCGACCTCGGCGGCCTGGCATGAGCGACCGCAGTGAACCCGTATGGGATGGCAAGGGCACCGACCCGTGGCTACCGGCGCGCCTGGCCGCGATCTACGACGCCGTCGTCACCGAGGCCCGCCTCTTCCGCGCATTCCTCGCGTTCTTGCGCGAGTGGATGAGCCTCGTGCGCACCCGGATGGAACAGGCCCGCTACGACCCCACCGTCATCGCCGCCCTCGTGCCCGCCTGGCATGACGCCATGGACGCATTCTCGAACGACCACCTGTTCCCCACCATGGAACAGTCCTATGTTGACACCGTCAATGCGGGCCTGCGCCCTCAGGTGCCCGTGACCCGCTATCCCGTCGACATGGCCGCCGCCGCCCGCGCCCGCGTCTGGGCGCGCCGCAACCAGCTCACCCGGTTCCCCGATGAGCTGTACGCCCTCATACAACGCGAGGTCGACCGCGCCCTCGCCGAGGGCATCGCCGGCCCCCGTCTCGCCGAGGCCATCGACACGATTCTCGACATGGCCGCCACGCCCCGGTGGGAGAACCGCGCCGCCGTCATCGCCCGCACCGAGTCAATCGGCGCCCTCAACGGCGGCCGCGCCGACGGCCAAACCCAGATAGCAGCCCAGCTCGGCGGCACCTGGGAAAAAATGTGGGTCGCCACATTCGACACCCGCACCCGCGACACCCACCGCCTCGCCGAGGGGCAACGTGTACCGGTCAACGGCGGCCTGTTCGCCGTCGGTGAGGCCCGCCTCGCCTATCCCGGCGACCCCGGCGGGCCGCCTGAGGAAGTCATCCAGTGCCGATGCACCACGGTCCTCGTGCGGCCTGGGCAGTCCGTAGATTTCTCCCGCCGTCGAGCCTGAGAGGGGCCGAACATCATGCCGCGTACCCGATTCGAGATGGTTGCCGACGACGGCGCCGCGCCCCGCGACGCGCTCATCCGCGAACTCGACCAGTCCAACACCGCGTACACCTCGTTGAAACTGCCAGCGCCGGTGTTCTATCAGCCGTTGAACGGCGACCACACCGGCGGCATCATCACCGGCCGGTTCGACTCGGTCGCCCTCGAGGCCGGCGGCCGCGCCCGCGCCACCGGCGTGTTCTACGACGGCGAGGACGACCAGCGCGAGGCCCCCCGTATCTGGGAGATGGCGCGTGAGGCCGTCCACATGGCGCGTGAGGGCGCCGTCTATCCCTCGGTCGACCCGACCGTGCTCGCCGTCGGCCCGAACGCCGAGGGCGAACCCGCGCTCACCGTCGCCGATTTCTCCGGTGTCACCCTCGTCGGGATGCCCGCCAAAGTGGGCACGTTCGTGATGTTCCCCGACGACGAGGTCGAGGTCGACGACGACGCCCCCGCGCCCACTGCGGCCGAGGTGCGGCGCATGGTCGAGGACGACGTCGACGATGACGGTGACCTCATCGACGCCGTATACGGGGCCGACGAGGCGCCCCAGATGCGCGCGCTCATCGCCGCCGTCATCGAGGCACCCCCGGCCGAGGCGTTCGGGCGCCCCGACATCCCCCCCGGGTTCGACGGCTACCGCATCGAGGGACGCCGCATCTACGGGAACCTGTACCCCGTCGGCGCCTGCCACCTCAATTGGCGCGACCAATGCGTCATGGCACCCGAGTCGGCGTCGGGATACACGCTGTTCCGTCGGTACTCGGTCACCACCGACCGCGGCGACATCCCCGTCGGCCGCCTCACCACCGGCCTCGGCCGCCTCGGCAACGGGTGCGCCTGCTGCGACCCTTCCGTCATCGACGACCACGCGTGCCCCAACACCAAGGGCCTCATCGCCGCCATGTCGCACCACGACCTCATGCCGACCCTCGCCGACGTCAACGTCGGCGAGCACGAGGGCGCCATCTGGGTCGCGGGCATCCTGCGGCCGAACCTTCCCGACGGCGCCGACGCCGTCCTCGCCCGGCGCGTGTGGTCGGGCGACTGGCGCCCCTCAGGGGAGGGTGACGAACTCGTCGAGGTCCTGGCGTTGCACCATGGTGAACCTGGTTTCACCACCCGCGTGCAGCACGCGCGCGGCCGCGGCGTCCTCATCGCCGCCACCGGCCCCGCGGCCTCGGCCCCCGTCGAGGAACCGGTCGACGTTCCGGCCCTCGTCGCTCGCACCGTGCACACGCTCGCGGCCGTGCAGACTATGAACACCGCGGTGGCCGACGCCGCCCAGGCGCGCGCCCGCGCCGAACTCACCCGATTGGAACGGACAGCATGAACGACCACAACACGTATCCCCCGGCTATCGGCCGTATCGTCCACTACCGAGGCAAGCTCGGCGTTAAGGCGATTCAGCCGGCGATGATCGTGACCACTCTCGAAACCCTCGAACCCGCCGGTGTCGAGGCCGACCCTAACCTCGCGCTCGACAGTGACATGCACGTGCATCTGCGCGTGCTCACCGCTGGCGAACCGGGCGGCTACACCGAGTTCAACGTCCCGCATGTCTCCCTCGTCGACGAACCCGACTTGCACCCGAACTGGCCGGAAGGTCCCGGCGCGGGCACGTGGGCGTGGCCCGACCTCAACCGGAAACCGGGGGGGGCGGCGTAGCCATGGCGTGCGGATGCAACAAAAAGGTCAAGTGGTCGTTCGAGTTCCAGGGCGTCACGTACGAATTCGACTCGCACGCGACCGCGACGGCCGAGCGGCGCCGACTCGGCGCCACGAACTCGCCCCTGAGGCAGGTGCGGAAACAGGCCGCATAACGAACGCAAGGCCCGCACCGAGGTGCGGGCCTTGCCGTTGACGTCACTACCCAAGCCGTGACGCCCCGCGAACATGGGTCGAGGATTGCAGGTCCTCGGCGCGGTAACCGCGTAAACGGCTCCTCACAGGGTAGCAACCCTCCCCGGGGCGCCGCGCCGGTGTTACGATCGGGCCTAGCTTGTACGTGATGCCTGGGACAGCGAGACACAAGCGATGTCCGCATGTCCAGAACATCGCATCACGTAGGGGTTCGCTATGACGCTCCAGCGTCCCGAGGACTTGACCGCCCTCACACCCGAACAGTTCGCCGAATGGCAGGCTGCCATTACCGCCGCCGCCGCCGAACTCTCCCAGGCCGCCACGGCAGGCCGACTCACCGACGACCAGCTCACCCAGGTGCACCAGCTCACCGAGTGGTCGACCGAGGTCCGCGCCGAGTCCGAACGCCGCACCGAGGCCGCCCAGGGCGACACCGCCCAGGCCGACGCCCTCGCCGCGCTCGCCCAGCTCACCACCGCGCCCGCCGAGGCGCCCCCCGCCGACAACGGCGACGGCGGGAACGACGACGGCGGCAGCGCCGATGTCGTCGCCGGCGCCGAGGCCATCGCCGCCGAGGCCGCCACCCAGGTCCTCACCGCGCTCGCCGCCGCCGCCAACCGGCTCCCGGCCGCGCCCCCTGCCGCACCGCCCTCGGTCGCCGACCTCATCAACGCCGGCGCCCCCACCGACGGCCCCGACGGCGGCGGCCACACCGTTCGGCGCGTCCCCGGGATGATCGCAGCGGCCGACATCGGCGGCGGCTACACGTCCGGGCAGGTCCTCGAGGACCGCGCCGACCTCGCCGGCGCCCTCATGGCGCGCCTCAAGTCCTACGGCGTGTCGAACCGCAACACCAGCCACGGGCCCGTGCTCAAGCTCCCCACCACCGAACTCGCCGCGGCCACGGTCGGGCGCCTCGGTGGCGAACTCACGCTCACCGGCCGCTCGACGCTCATGACGTCTCCGAACCGGCACGGCGCCGCGCGCATCATGCGCGACGTCTCCGAGGAACAGTTCGGCGGCAACGACGAGGCCAACTGGAACCTGATGCACTCCGCGGCCGCGGAGTGGCGCGCCCAGCTCTCGACCGGCCGCCTGCGCGCCCTGTCGGGCACCGTCGCCCGGTCGGGCCTCATCGCCGCGTGGTGCGCCCGCGGCGAGAATTGGTTCAACCTGTGCAACCAGGCGTCTCTGGACGGCCAGTTGCCGATGCCCGAACGCACCGTCGACCGCGGCGGCATCGCCATCGCCGAGGGCGGCGGGTTCGAGTTCGGCACCGTCTACGACCTCATCGGCGACAACACCGCCACCGACGCCGAACTCACCGCCGGCGTGGTCAAGACGTGCGTCGAGGTGCCCTGCCTCGACATGCCCGAGACGCGCCTCAACGCCGACTGGCTGTGCATCACCGCCAGCCTGTTGCAGCGCCGCGCGTGGCCTGAGTCCATCGAAGCGTTCATCGCCATGGCACTCGCCGCCAAGGCCCACAAAACGAACTCTCGCATCATCGCCGCGATCGTCGCCGCCTCGGGTACGCCGGTCGAGGTCGCCTCGTGCACGGGCGCCGACGCGTTCTCGACGCTGTACGCCGCCGTCGACCTCGCCGTGCAGGACCTCGCCACCCGCTCCTACATGGCGCTGGGCCCCGAATTCGAGGTCGTGTTGCCCGTCTGGGTGCGCGCGAACCTGCGCGCCGCGATCATGAACCGCCGCGCCATCGACGACCCGGTCAAGGCCGACGAGTGGTTGCAAGCGCAGTTCGCCAAGCTCGGCGTCACCGTCCACTTTGTGTACGGCTACCAGGACGCGCACGTCACGCCGGCCCCGGCCGGATTCCCCGGCGCCGCCGAGCCCATCCGGGCGCTGCCGACCGACGTGCAGTTCATCATCTATCCGGCCGGCACCTGGGTGAAGGGCACGCAACCGGTCATCGACCTCGACACGATCTACGACTCGACCCTGCTGGCGTCCAACCAGTACACGGCCGTGTTCGTCGAGGACGGCTGGTTGGCCCTCCAGACGTGCCCGTACTCGCGCGTCTACAACGTCATCGTCGACCCGTGCGCCTGCGGCTGCGACGCGGGCGACCAGTCGTCGCCCACCTCCCCGTGACCTTGGGTTACGGACTAGAGGGGGCATCGTGGCGATAGTGCCAGCCATCACCGTCGCCCCGCCGGTTTCGCCGGCGGGGCGCCGCTACAGCATCGTCGAGGCCGCGGGTGGTCCGCTTGACCTGCCGCGCCTCGCCGACGTGCAGTACCAGGCGCCATGGTGCACCTCGGCGACTGCAATGGGCGTCGACTGCGAGTCGCCCGGCGAACTCGTGAAAGGCCCCGGCCCGACCTGGGTCGAGGGCGTCGCGTTCCAAGCCGTGAGCGAACTGTCGTGCCTCGCGCCCGGCACGCCCTGGGATGACCGCGACGGCATCCCCGGGTTCCGTTCCATGCTCATCGCCGCCCTCGAGGGCACCGAACACGTCGCCGTCGAGGAGAACGTGGCCGACGCGCTCGGCGCCGCCGGCGCCGTCAACGTCGGGCCCGCGCTCGACGTCGTCGACGCCGTCGGCCGCCTCGAGAAATACGCATACACCACGACGCGGTACGGGCTCAAAGCCACGATCCACGCGGCCATGAACCTCGGCGCGCCGATGGACGACCGGTCACAGGCCGAGGTGCGCGTGGCCCCGCGCTGGGAGACGCGCCGGGGCACGGTCGTCTACTGGAACGCGGGCCTTCCCGACAACACCATGTACATCACCGGACCCGTGACGCTGTGGCGTTCGCCGGCGCCGTCGTTCATCACCGACGAGGCGGCCGCGCTCGACCGCGTCACGAATGAATGGCTGGGCCACGCCATCCGCGATTGGGCCGCCGCCTGGGAGTGTTTCACAGGCGTCACCACTGTGGAGGTTGCCTAGCCATGGCCGTCATTTTCACCGGCGAGAGCACCGACGGCAGGCCCTACCCGTCGCTTTCGGAGATGGCCGACGCCATCCTCGAGGTCGCGCCCGACGAAACCATCCGATACGTCAAGGGCTCGACCTCGGGTGTGATGGTGTCCGAAAAGGCCGCCGTCCTGTACCTCATGCAGCGGTACACCACTAGCGGCAACGTCAGAAAGGGGAAATGACATGGGTTCCTACAGGCCGAAATCACCAGTCGCGATGCGCGTCACCAATGAGAATTTCTGCGGGACGCCTGAGAACGACGGCACGTGCGGCTACTACGTCCGCAACTGTATGGTGTCGATGACCTGGGAAGACCAGGTCGAGGACCCGACAGAGACGCTGCTGCGCTGCGACGACGACGAGGTGCAGTACTACGACCGGACGTTCCCCGCCTACAAGTTCGCGCAGGTCACGGCGACACTCAACGACATCGACCCGTGGTTGCAGTACATGATGATGGGGTTCGACCAGGAAACGGACGCGCAGACACTCGAGCTGGTCGGCGGGCGCCTCAACGCGCTCACGTTCGGTAAGAAGTTCTTCGGGCTCGAGTTCTTCAACCAGCTCGCGACCGGCCCGTCGACGCCCGCGTGCCCGGACGGTACTCCACAATGGTCGTACCTCCTGTTCCCGTTCAACCGCAACGCTCGCTGGGGCACCACACCGACGTACGGCAACAACACCGACGCCGTCACCATCGTGTTCGACGCCATGCTCGGCGGGAACTGGCAAGAGGGCCCGTACGACGTCGTCCCGGACGAGACCGGCGCCGCCTCGCCGCTCCTCGACCCGATGCAACCGTCACAGCCGTACCTGCAACGCACCACCACCATCGCGCCGCCGACACCGACCGACGGATGCGTCCCGCTCCCAACATCCCCGACGTCCCCGACGTCGCCGTAAGGGCGGCCCGCGGTGGCGCTCGCCGAGTACGACGACCTGTTCTGGTTCCCCAGTGGGGCACTGGCCGTCGGCATCACCGCCAGGGTGTTCGAGCTGAACTCGAACACCCTGGCACCACTGTGGACAGATGCAACTGGCACGGTGCCCGTTGCGAACCCGACCGTGACCGATGCGGCGGGACGCCTCACGTTCTGGGCGGAAGAGGGCGACTACTGGTTGCACATCGACACCGAGTCGTTCCAGATTCATGTAGGCGATACGCCGCCGCCGACCGAGCTGGCCGAGGCCACGCTCTCAACCGGCATCATCACCGGCGGGCACCTCACCGCCAACGGCGTCGACCCGGTCGCCGTCGACATCTCCGCAGTGCGGGCGTTCATCGTCGACGACATCACCGACCCCGACAACCCACTCATCACCGAAATCAATGAGCCCGACCGGACCGTGCAACTCGACGCGGCCGCACAGACGCGCGTCATCACCTGGTGGTTGATGAGCGCCGACGGGTCGTTGACGCAACAGGCCGCCACGCCGACGCCGCAGCAACGACGCCAGTACGTCATCCTGGGCCGCACCGCATTCAACCCCGTATCGGGTGCCATCCTCGGCACCAAGAGCATTCACACGATGCTGCCACAGGACGCCAACAGCCTCATCGACCTCATGGAAGCACTCGGCCCGTTCTCACTGTCGGGCAACCGGATCGCCCCGGTCGCTGGCACGCTCCAGTTCAATAAGAGCGCGGGCCTGGTGTTCCTGCACTCCATCGCGCACGACACCGTGCCCGGAAACCCGCACGAGGGCAACACGCCCGCGCAGGCCCCAGCGCAATTCCGGCGCATCCTGCAAACCACCGGGGCCGTCACCCCCATCGTGAACACCATCGACCCCGCCAACTACGACGTCGGCGGCGTGCTCACCCCCGTCGGCGGCGGCGCGGGTTCCTCGACGATTCAACGCGTGTACGTCACCCCAGCGGACAACACCGCCGACCAGATCAGTGTGCAATATGGACAGACTGTGTATTCGTCGCTGGCGAACGCGCTTGACGCCATCGGCGTCGGCACCTTCACACCCAACCCGGGCCTGGCCGAGCTATCCGCGCTCATCGGCTACATCGTCGTCACCCGCACCGCCACCAACCTCGCCAACACGACACAAGCGAGGTTCGTGACCGCCGCCAAGTTCGACACCCCATAGGGAGCGCCCATGCCTGTCATCAATCCGGCCCCCCCCGTGACGCCCACCGGCGACGGCGACGGCCCGTGCGGCTGGCTCATCGACCCCGCCGCACTCGGATGCTGCGACAACTGGGCCGACTACACCCCCGAGCAACAGGAACGCGCCACGATCCTCGCGGCCGCGTGGATGTGGGCTGCCACCGGCCGACAATACGGCCAGTGCGAGCGCACCATCCGCACCTGCGCCCAGCGCGAGAACCTGGGCACCTACCGCGCGTACCCGGTCGGGCCGTTCGGCGCGAACGCGTGGCAACCCTATTTGGCGGGGGGCGTGTGGTGGAACGCGCCGACCGGCGCGGGCCTGTGCTGCGCCTCGAAATGCGAGCTGGCACTCCCGGGTTTCGTCGCGAACACCGCCGCCGTCACCGGCGTCATCATCGGTGACGTCGAGCTAGAGCCAGGTGACTGGCAGGTGTACGACCACGACACGCTCGTGCGCACCGACGGCCAGTGCTGGCCGGTGTGCTGCAACGCCACCGGCGACGGCGCTGTCGAAATCACCTACCTCGACGGCCGCCTCATCCCCGCCGACGTGCTCATCGCCGCCGGCGTGATGGCCTGCGAATTCGCTGCCGCCTGCACTGGTGGCGACTGCCGCTTGCCGAGGCAGGTGTCGAGCATGTCGCAGATGGGCGTCACCATCGATTTCGCGACGCTCCCGGGCCCCGGCACCCCGGTCATGGCCGTCGGCATCGACGAGGTCGACCAGGTCGTCAAGGCCCGTAACCCCTGGGGCATGGCCGCGCCGGTGACCCTGTCGAACCCGAACCGCGCCCGCGCTCGCCAACCCATGTAAGGAACTGCCGATGACCGATCTAGTGGTGTGGCCCATCCTCGACGAGCTGTTGGGGTGCCTCGAGTCGGCGTTCCATGACTGGGATCACCCGTCGCCGCCGGCGCTCATCTGCCACCGCACCGGCAACGGCCAGTCCATCCCCATGTTCGACCCCAAGCGGAAGATCAACGAGTGCTGCGGCGGCCTCGCCTGGGTGCGCCTCATGACGAACTATCCGACCGCGGGCGGTGAGGGCCTTGAGTTCTCCCAGCGCGTATCGAACTGTTTCGATGGTGAGGCCGTCACCGTCGAACTCGGCGCGCTCCGATGCTGGCCGCACGCCGGCTCCTATGCGTCGTGCAACGACTGGGCCGACAACGCGTACAACGTCGCCGAGGACCTGGCCGCGCTGCGCCGCGCCATCAAATGCTGTTGGACCCCCGCGCACGAGATGGATGGCCTCGCGGCCCTGCGAGGACAGTCACGACCCGCGGGCATCTCTGGGCAATGCGTCGGCAATATACTCCCGGTGACCATCGGGCAGGTCGACGCGTCGCTCGACTGCTGCGAACCGACCTCGCCCGGTTCACCCTGAAAACCTGTGAGGACCCTATGAGCACCAACGAGGACGGCGCCCCCGGCGCGGTCGTCACCGGCACTGGCCGGTCAGGCACCGGGTACATGTCCCGGCTCATCACCGAGGCCGGCACGCACGTCACGTGCGGGCATGAGGGATGGTTCCGTGAACTCGGCGACCGCATCCCGGGCCTCGACGTCGACTCGTCATGGTTGGCGCTCCCGCACATCGAGGCCGGTACGTGGTCGGGCCCTGTGGTGCACGTCGTGCGCCACCCGGTCGCCACCGTTGCGTCGTTGCTGCGCACCGAGTTTTTCGGCATGGTCGTCGACGCCCCGTACCCCCAATTCGCGCTCGCGCACAGCTTGCCTGCCCGATACGCGCTTGAGGACATCGGGCCCGTAGCGGCCGCGGTCGAGTTCTGGGCCGACTGGAACGCACGGTGTGCCGCCGCCGCGAACCTCACCGTGCGTCTCGAGGACCTATCGGATTTTGAAGGGGGTGTGGATTCGGTCGGCGCGGCCACCCTCGACCTCGTCGGCCACGCCCTCGGTATCGAGTTCGGTGCCTGGCAGGTAGCGGAAGCGATCCCCCGCACGGTCAACACCCGCGGCCACCCGTCGGGAAACAACGACCTCGTCGTTGCCGTCGACGAGGCGTACGTCTGGGACCGCCTCGGCCCTCGCGCCGCCGCGTTCGGGTACGCGCGCCCATGAGAGTCCTCGCCTACGTGCACGGGTACATTCCGCACCTGCCCGCCGGATCAGAGACGATGCTGCACGAGATGCTGCGGCCGCTCGCCGACCGGGGCCACACCGTCGCCGTGCTCTCCACCGACATTCGCGTACGCACGGGCGCCTACGGCCTCGATGGCGTCACCGTCTACCACCGGCACCCGTTCGATGCGGCCGATGTGTTCGCCGAGGTATGGCGCCCCGATGTGATCGTGTCGCACCATGAGCACGCGGTGCGCTCCATCGACCTCGCGCGGCGCCTGGGCGTGCCCAACGTGACCCTGTTCCACAACGACTATCGGCAGGCGCACCAGCTCATGAAGCGGCGCCCCGACCTCGCCGTCGTCAACACCCATTGGCTCGACCGGAACCTCGCGCCGCGCGTGCTGGGCATCCCCCGCATCGTCGTGCACCCGCCCGTCGACCCCGAGCGGCACCGCACTACGCCCGGCGACGCGGTCACGCTCATCAACTTGTATCGCATGAAGGGCGCCGACCAGTTCTGGCGCCTCGCGCGCGAACTGCCCGACGTCAAGTTCCTCGGTGTCCTCGGTGCCTACGGCAGGCAAGTGGTCTATCCGAACCATCCCAACGTCGATGTCATCGAGTCGACCGCGGACATGGCACGTGACGTGTGGTCGCGTACACGCGTCCTGCTGGTGCCCTCACGCTATGAGTCGTACGGCAAAGTCGCCGTCGAGGCGATGGCGTCGGGCATTCCCGTCGTCGCCGCCACGACCCCGGGCCTGCGCGAGTCGGTCGGCCCCGGCGGGGCACTCATCCCCCGCACACAACCGACCGCGTGGTATCGCAAGGTCAAGGCCCTCATGACCGACCCCGCCGCCTGGGAGGCCGCCAGCGCGTCCGCGCTCGCGCGCTCGGCCGTCATCGAGGCGCAGCGCGTCGAGGAAATGGCCGCCTGGGTTGAGGCTGTTGAGCGCCTGGCCTAGGTAAAACGAATGTGCGTACGGCAAGCAAAAGGCCCCCGCTTCGAGACGGGGGCCTTTCTCGTGCTCTCCAAATGAGAGGCCATCATATCTAGGCGCGTTCCCAGGGTGATGGCTCGGGGAAGCGTGAGCGGATGTCGTCGCCGATGGGTCCCGCCCAGGCGCGGGGGCCGGTCGAGGTGAGCGGTGACCACCATGTGCCGGGGCCGCGTTCATCCGTTTTGGGGTCGAGGAGATGCACGCCGGTGCGGCCGCCGAGGGTAGCGATGAGGGTGCGTTGTGCGACGTCGGCGCCCTTCATGCCGTACCGCCTGAGGACCGCGGCCGCCCACAACACATCCTGTCCGCTGGCGCGCATGGGCCGGTGCGCCTCCCAGCTCATCGGCGACGCGAACCCCTGGGCCGCTAGGAGGCCCCCTGCGGCGCGCGCGCGGCGCCGCCATGGCCCAACCCCCGGTTTCCCGTCAAGGGCCGCACAGAACGCGTCCAGGGGCCCGCGATGGGCGTCGATGAGGGCATCGCCGAGGGATTCAGCGGTGACGAAAAAGTCATCGTTCATCCACCACCATTCCGCGTCCCGGCCGAGGGCGGCCGCGGTGCGCTGCCACGCCACCCACACGTTCACGAACGGCCCGTACGCCTGCGAGGACTCGATGAACTGCACCGCGTCGCGGTTGATGTAGTCGGGGCACTCGCCGACGAGGACGATGTCGGGCAGTTCGGCCGGCGCCGAGCGCGCGACCGATCGGAGTGAGTAGCGCAAGAGGTCGCCGCGGCCGTGGCCGACGGGATACACCAGGGTCGTCATAGGCCCCATCGTCCCCCAGCGGGTTACGCTGGTGCCATGAGAGTCGAGGTCGAGGTCGATACGGAGTACAACGCCGCCGAGGCGTACGTGCTCGCCGTCGATACGTGCACGACGCTCGTGACCGCGATGGGCAACGACACCATCACGTATGCGACGCCGGCGACGCCGGTGGCTACCGGGCGCCTGCGGGCCGGCACCGACCTCGTCGTCGACCCGCCCGACGGGTGGTCGGTCACCGGGCACGTGCAGAACCTCGTCGAATACGCCTACGACGTTCACCAAGGCACAGGCCCGCACCGCATCGAACCGAAAGACCCGAACGGCGTCCTCAGGTTCGAGGGCGCCGGCGGCGGCATCGTCTACGCCAAGTACGTCAACCACCCCGGTACGCGCCCCCGGCCGTTCCTCGCCGAGGGTGCGGCCATGGCCGCGCCCGAGAACGGGTTCATCTTCACGACCGAATAGGACACCTGTGAGCACTGCACGCAAACCCGCCGCCAAGAAAACGACCGCCGCGCGCAAGCGCACCGCATCGACGCCCACCAACCGGGCCCGCCCGGCTGAGGCCGCCGCCGTCACCAAGGTCATCGACCAGGACGGCACCCCCGCCACCGCCGCCACCGAACCGGTCATCACCGTTGAGGTGCCCCTCTCCCGGCGCGGCGAGCGCACCGGACAGACGAAAACCCTACGCGTGCAGCGACCCACCACCACCCAGGTCGTATGGTTCGAGGCCGCGGCACGCCGATTCAACCTCGCCATCGACGCATGGGCCGAGGGCATCGAGTTCACCGACGCCGAACGCGGCGACGTGTTCGGCGAGGCCATCGCCGCGTTCGGCGTGTTCCTCGCGACCCAGTACGACCGCGCCTGGGTATCGACGGCGATGGCCGAGGGCACCCTCGAACTCGACGGCCTCGTCGAGGCCATCGAACAGGCTAAGGTCGCGCTCGGCCTCGACCCCGAACAGGGCAGCAACGCGCGCCGCGAGGCCGACGTCGTCATCGAATGAGCGACGTCGCGTTCTCGCCGCTCGCCGGCCTCACCCCGCCGCGCCCCATCACCGTCAAGTTCGACGGCCACGTCTACCGCATCCGCGGCGCCATGGCCGACGTCTGGCTCGAGGCATGGGCCAACTGGTCGGCCGACCGCGTTATGCTGGCGATGCTCGACGGCAAGGCCGACGAGTACCGCTATGTCCGGTCGATGTCCCGCGGACCAGAGGGCGCGGCCGCGGCCATCGAAGCGTCCCGGCGCCTGTTCGGCCACGCCGCCGGCACCGACTGGTGGACAGCCGACCGCCTCGCGTTCCAATCGGTAGGTTGGGCCGGCGTCGGGGGCGAGCTGTACTCGCAGGGCCTCAGGCCCGCCGAGGTGCCCCTCGCGGTGTGGCTAGCCGCCGCGTATCGCGTGCTCATGCTCTCCACACCCAAGGAAGAGCGGCCCGCGCTCGATGGGTCGTTGATGATGCCACCCGACGGGTACGATACGGGTGAGTTGCCGCAGGATGTGAATGAATTCTTCACACCGTAGCGGGCAATAGACCACTTCGGGGGGAGTGCGCATATGGCCGTCGGTCGGGCTGAAATTCTTGTCGTGGCCGACGCCGCCGAGTTCGACCGCCAGATGCGCAAGGCCGACCAGGCGGCCAGACGTACGTTCGGCGGTCTCAGGCGCGAGGCCGACGCCGCCTCGCGATCGGTCAACGGCACCGACGCCTCAGTGCGCCGCCTCGCCGCCTCCCTGTCGGGCCTGTCCGCCTCAATGCGCCGCACCGCCTCGGACACCAAATCATGGCGCGACGAGAACGGGCGCCTACGCGACGAGAACGGCCGATTCCTCGCCGAGGCACGGCGCGGATTCGCCGGTATCGACCTCTCATTCAAGGGACTCCTAGGGTCCCTCGGCGGCGTCGTCGGCCTCATGGGAAAAGTCACCGCCGGGGGCCTGGGCATCGGCGCCATCGCCGGCGGCCTCGGCGCCGCCACCGCGAGCGCCATACAGTTCGCGGCCGCGCTCGCCCCCGCCGTCGGCATCGTCGCCGCCGCGCCCGCCGCCATCGGCCTCCTCGCCGGCGCCGTCGCCGTCCTCTCGGTCGCCCTATCCGGCGTCGGCGACGCGTTCTCGGCCGCCGTATCCGGCGACGCCGAGGCATTCAACGAATCCCTTGAGGGCCTGGCGCCGAACGCGCAGGCCGCGGCCATCGCCCTACGCGAGATAACACCCCAGTTCACGGCCCTACGCGAGAGCGTGCAGGGCGCGTTTTTCGAGGGGTTCGACGCCACCTTGCGCAGCATCGCGGCCACCCTCGTCGGCCCGCTCACCGAGGGCATGACCGCCGTAGCTGCCGGCCTGGCCGGCGTCACCACCCGACTCGGCGAGGCCGTGACCTCAGGCGCCGGCGTCGCCTTCATCCAAAGCACGTTCGCGGCGCTGGCGAACGTGCTGGCGAACCTGCAAGAGCCGGTCGGGCTGCTGGTCGAGGCATTCCTATCGCTTGGGTCGACTATCAATATCGCGTTCGGTGGGGCCGAGGCCGGTGCCGCGCTGGGCGCGCTCATCGAGCGGTTCGCTGAGTTCATCAACACCGCGGCCGACTCGGGTGCCGCGATCGGCTGGGTTGAGGGCGCCATCACGGTGTTTTCGCAACTGGGCGCGATCGTGGGGTCGGTCATCGGCATCATCGGCACCATCGGCGAGGTCGCCTCGCGTACGGGGGGCAACATCCTCGGCGCGTTCGGTGCCGCGCTCGAGTCGGTGAATTCGTTCCTGGCGAGCGCCGAGGGCATGTCGACCCTCGTCTCGATATTCACGACCTTGAATGCGGTTGGGCAGGCGTTCGGTACCATCATCGCCGGTCTACTTCCGATCATCGCCCCGCTTATCGGCACGTTGGTGTCGGGCCTCATGCCTGTGCTCGAGGCGTTGACGCCGCTGTTGCTCGAGATAGCGGCGGCCGCGGCACCGATTTTCACCCAAATCCTCGACGCCGTATTGCCGCTTATTCCTCCACTTGTCCAAATTGCACAGCAGATTCTTCCGCTCCTCGCGACGCTGTTCGCGGCCGTCGTGGCGGCCGTCGCGCCGCTCCTCGAGGTACTGGTCACGCTTCTCGTGACCGTCCTCGAGCCCTTGCTACCTGCGCTTATGCCGCTCATCGAGCTGTTCGGCGAACTCGTGGGAATGCTCGCGTCCGCACTCGTGCCCATTCTTCAACTGTTGGGTGAAATTCTGCTCTGGGTCGTGAATGAGATCATCATCCCATTCGTGATCCCGATCGTAGAATTCCTCATGGAATTGCTCGGTACCGCCCTCGTGCAGGCCGTCGAGGGACTGGGCACCGTGTTCGAGGCCGTCATCGACGCCATAGTCGCCGCCGCTACATGGCTCGGCGAAAAGTGGAGCCAACAGGCCGAACTGATGCGACTGGTGTTCCAGCTCCTACAAGACAAACTGCGCGCGGGATACAACTTCATCAAATCGAATGTCATCGATCCGCTGCGGCAGGCGTTCTCTGGCGTTCGCGACCTGTTCGACGGCGTCGTCGCCGCGATCACCGGCGATTGGGACACCGCCGTATCGAAACTGAAATCTGGTGTCACCAAGATCAAAGACGCCGTGAGCGACATGTGGGAACCACTGTGGACAGGATTCCGGTCGGCTATCAACTCGGTCATCAACGGCTGGAACGGCCTGTCGTTCACCGTCCCTGAGGTCAACATCCCCGGTATCGGGTCGGTCGGCGGATTCACCATCTCCACCCCGAACATCCCCACCCTGCAAACCTCAGGTTTCTCATTCGGCGAGGGCCTGGTCAACCTGCACCCCAACGAGGCCATCGTCAACGCGAAAGACCGCCGCGGCCTCAACATGCTCGCCACTGCACTCGAGCTGGCCGGCGCCCGCGACCGCGGCGGCATCGTCGTCGAGCGCGGCGCCATCGTCATCGAGTTCCACGGGGCGACGCCCGACCCCGAACGGGCACGCCGCATCGGGCAGGCCGCCGGCGACGGCCTCATGCGCACCCTCGCCACCCGTGGCGCCCAGCTCGCCGTCAGGAGGTTCTAATGCCCCAGCACTACAACCCGAACAACCCCGCATCGGTCGGCAACGAATACGCGCCCGTGGTCGGCCTCGACTACACCCCCGAGCTGTTCCTCGAGCGCGGGTATTCGTTCCGGCAAACCACCATCGGCACCCAATACCGGTGGCTGTCGATGTTCGTAAGCGAACTGCCCGCATGGCCGGTCCCCGGACACGGCTACCTGTTCACGCTGTACCGGCGCGGGCAAGAGGCGAACACCGGCCCCATGCGGAAACTCATCATCCCCATATCCAGCACTGCCACCTCAGGTGTCACCGTCGTCGGCGGCGGCGGCTCGGCAACCACCGCCCTCACCAACCCGACCGACAACACCTACGTACGCCTGGGCGTCACCAACGGCGCCGAGGCGTACGTGCGCGCGTCATTCGACACCAGCGCGACAGCCGTATCCGCGGCCCTCACCGACAAACGCATCGTGAACGTCTCGGTCCTGTACTCGGCATTCGCGCAACCCGGGAACGAATCGCCGCTCCCGGTGAACGTGTACCACCGGCGCAACTCCGACGCAATCCGCATCAACATGGGCACCCTCGACATACCACTATCGGCCTCGTCGATTCTCACCACCCAGCGGCACAACCTCGGCGAGCTCAACTCATACGAGTACACCGACGGCCTGCCCGCGTCGCCCCTCACCGACATCAACTACCGCCTACCGTGGCGGTACGCAGGGTTCGGCCTGCGCGACCTGCGATCCGCCGGCGACCAGCGCGTCGAGTTCTACGTGGCCGCCGCCACCGTCGAGGGCCTGCGCGAGGTTTACTTGCAGTACATGGCCCTTGAGGTCACCTACTGCGAGGAGAACCGGCGAGGCGTCATCGGGTTCGTGCGCGGCGCCGACTACACCGCGTCATGCACGTTCAATCCCAACGGCTACTGGCTGGGGCAGAACACGTTCTGTGGCGGCATCGGCATGGCCGACCCCCAGAACCCCACCACCGTCGCCACCCTCGACACCTACCAGGGCACCGTCACGGTCAAGCGGGCCGACTACGGCCCGTACAACAACGCCGGTGCCCCCGGGAAACTGCGCGCCCTGCGCACCCTGGACCCGTTTCCCGATCATCCTGGCGTCGCCGTGCAGCTCACCGGGGCCGAGGGTGAGATACCGGCCGTGACCACCACCGACCTCGTGCCACAGATCATCCTGCACGACGTCAACGGCCCCGCGTTCCTACGCTCCGAGGACCCCTCCTATCCCTGGGGGCACACGTACGGCCTGCAAACACCGCTCGATGTCTACGCCGGCCACAGCATCGTGCAAGAGGTCGACCAGTACGCCGACGACCCCAACACCCTGTACACGCACCTGAGATTCTGGGCGCGGTCGCTCGACGCCTCATCGCCGCTCATCATCGAGCGCGAAACCCAGGCGCAACCGGCCCCGTCGGTCATCTATACCCTCACGCATGAGGAATGGTTGACGTTCCCTGAGATTGCCGACGGGTGGCGCCAAGTCGACCTCGAACTCGCCTCAAGTGCGGCCCTCGTCGTCGATGACGACGGCACCGTGCTCACCCCGGCTGCGCCCCGATTCCGTTCCGACACCGCCCAATTCAAGCCGTGGCAGGTCCTCGCCGAGCGCGTCAATGAGACGCCGTTCGAGGCTGCCAACCCGGACGATACCGGTATCGGCACCTACGGCGATGAGGACGCGCAAGGCGGCGTCGAGGGTGCGTTCGACACCACGGATGACACCGACGTCGCCGTCGTGTGGTCGGTCCCGCCGCCCGAACCGGCGAACGTCGCGGCCACGGTCGCCACGCAGGAACTCGACCACGTCGACCCCACGTGCCCTGGCGAGATATCCCAGATTCCTACCGGACTGCAATACATTCACTTGACCTGGGATGTAGTCGCCGAGGGTGGCGCCGAGTTCGCCGCGTTCGACCACTACCTCGTGCGCCGCGCCAACTCGGTCGTCGGCGGCGGCCCCGGCGAGGTCACCGACTTCTACCCCATCGCGCGTCTCTACTCGCCCCTGCTCAACGAGTTCGACGACTACGAATACGACTCCGGTCGCATCAACATCTACCGCGTCACCGTCGTCAACAGGAACGGCATCGAGGGCGGGTTCGAGTTCGCCGGCGAGTCGATCATCGGCCCGAAACCCACCACGATCAACGACAACGGCGGCGACTGCAACGCGCTCACGTTCACCTCGAACGTGAACCCCGAGCTCAACCTCGCCTACCCGACGTCGTGGCCGTCGGCGCCGGCCATCAAGGCGTTCACGTTCCTCGAGGCCGATGAGCGCGTCTTGCAGCGGTTCCACCGCCGCGACTACCAGGTCGCTTTCCGGCCCGCCGAGCGCGGCGGCGTGCAGTTCACGCGCACGCTCCTCACCAACTCGGCGATGACACCTGAGGCCACCGTGGCGAAAGGGTTCGTGCCCCTACGCGACACCGCCTGGGCCGACCTGCCGTATCTGTGCGTGCGAGACCAGCACGAAAACCGGTGGTTCGCGAACGTCAACGTCCCCGGGGGCACCGTGCAGAACGGCGAGAAACTACAGCTCGCCGAGGTCACCGTCACCGAGGTCACCGGCCAGCCGTACCCCGTCGAGGTGCATCTCTGCGAGGGCCTGTCCTCGTCCGGCGCGCTCCCTGGCGTTGTCTACGACTCCCGGTACGCCTACACGCCGTCGCGCACCGCATTCGACGGCACCGACACCCTCGTCGCTACCGTCGCCGTACGGCTCCCGTTCTTCACACAGCTCGTGCCACTCGCCGCGAGGTTCAACGGCACCACCGGCGACGGTTGGGCGTTCTACTTCAACGGCGCCGATCAAACCGACGGCACCGGCCGCCTGATCTTCCGCGCCAACGACGGCCTGAATCAGGCCCTGTTCACTGCCGTCGCGAACTATGAACCGGGCGACATGTTCTATGCCCGCATCACGTACACCGCCACCGGCGTTACCTCGACAGGGCAGATCGCTACCGCGCCCGACGTGAACGGCGCCCCCGGCACGTTCACCGACCTCGCCGTCACCACCGTCTCGAACTCGCCGATCAACCCGTCGTTCCCCGGCACACCACTCACGGTCGGCGCCATCGCCGACGGCACCGTCGAGTTCACTGCCGCACCGTTCGGCGTCGACGGCGGCGGCGCCGGCGGATGGACGGGCGTCATCCGTGAGATGACACTCGAAATTGACGGCGTCGAGGTCGCGGCCCCCCAGTTCGACGACGAGGAACCGGGCACTACCGAGTTCATCGAGGGGTTCAACGAATGGTCCGTTGACGGGGGCATATGCGAGGCGGGTGACGTCACATGACCGACGCCATCGACGCCCTCGACCTCGTCGCCGGCGTCGGCCAGCGCACCGAGTCGTTCATCTTCCGTGCCGTCGACGGCGGTTCGGGGCGCGTCCTGGGCGAGGTGCACCCGTCGAGGGGTTCCACCGTCACCCTCGACCAGGCGGCCGGCGCCGTCATCACCCGGTCCCTCACCCTCGAGTTCGACGAGGACGAGTCGGCGGACATCAACCCGCTGTCGGCGCGCATCGAGCCGTTCATGCTCATCGGCGGCCGTGAGTTCCCGCTGGGGCACTACCTGTTCACCGACCCCGTGCGCCAGGACTACGCCGAATACGAGACCGAGGCCGCCGGGGGCCTGCGGTCGCTCATGTCCTCGCCGCTGGCCGACCGCATGGCGATTGTCGACACCGAACTCGAGCACGCGTTCACTGCCGACGACGACGCCGCTTCCGACGTGCTGCGTGCGCTCCTCGCGCCGCTCCCGGTCACTGCCGAGATAGACGACTCGCCGTCGGTCATCGCGAACACGTGGGCCGCGGGCACGACCCGCACGGCCGTCGCCGGCGCCGTCGCCGACCTCGGCGGGTACCTGGCCCCGTGGTTCGACCACCAGGGCGTGTTCCAAGCGCGGCGCCGGTTCGAGCCGGCGCTCGCCGTCCCCGACTTCGACTGGGACGCATCGCCGCACGTCTACCGCGATTCGATCACCCGCGCCGACGCGCTCGCGTACACACCGAACCGGATCGTGGTCATCGGCAACGGTGGCACGGCTGAGAACGCGGCCGTGGTCGCGTACTGCGATGTTCCCTCGACCGCGCCGCACTCGGCGTTGAACATCGGGTTCGTGCGGCCGCGCGTCATCGAAGCGCAGGTGTCGGGCCTGGCGCAGGCGCAGGAACTCGCCGAAAACCTGTGCTTGCAACAGACCGTGGCCGAGACGATCACCGTGTCGGGGCCGCCTGATCCTCGATATGAGGCGCACCAGGTCGTTCGGTTCGAGGGAGAACTCTGGCTCCACTTGGCGTGGTCTATGGAGATGAACGCGGGCGGCACGATGCGGCACACGCTCCAGCGCGCTTACCGGCCGACGCCGACGATGGAAACCCCGCCCGTATTCACGTGAGGAAGGCCCCCCATGCCGTACCTATCGCAGTCGCACCCGCCGCACTACGTCATCGACGCCGCGGCCGCCGCCGTCAAGGCCGCCATCGACGATGCCGCGCGCCTGGGCCTGGTGTGGCGCATCATTCCCGCGTCGGTCGTCGGCCGCGGCATGTCCGACCCCATGGCGACCCGGGTCGTTCTCGACGGCGACACGACCTCAGGGCGCGCCGTCTCCATGGTCGGTGCGCTCCGGTCGGGACAGCGGGTGTGGTGCGTGCAGGTGCCCCCGGCGGGCCTGTACGTCATGGGCGTCATCGGGCCGAACACGGCGGTGGCGACCACGTCGGTGTTCACTGCCGATGGGGTGTGGACGCGCCCCACCGGGTTGAGTCATATCCGGTCGTACGGCGTCGGCGGCGGCGGCCAGGCCGGCGGGTGTGCGGCGACCGCGGCGGGACAGGTCGCCGAGGCCGCGGGGGGGTCGGCCGGTGGGTACGCCGAGTCGGTGCTCGCCGCCAGTGTCCTCGGCCCCACCGTCACCGTCACCGTCGGCGCCGGCGGCACCGGCGGCGCGGCGGGCGCGGCGGGTGCCGCTGGGGGGGCTACGTCGTTCGGGTCGTTCTGGACTGCCAACGGCGGCTCCGGTGGCGGCCTCGGCACCGCTACGGCCACGAACGCAGTAGCGGATGCGGGCGCCGGCGGTAGCGCGACCGGGGGGAACGTCGTCAACATCGTGGGCAGTGAGGGCGGTAATGGCCGCATCATCAACCTCGTGCACGTCATGGCGAACCACGGGGGCGCCTCGCGCCTGGGCGCCGAGGTCAACGGCACATCGACGAACACCGCGGGTACGACCGGGCGGCAGTACGGTTCGGGTGGTTCGGGTTCGCGCCGTAGCGCGTCGCAAGCGGCGGTAGCGGGAGCGAATGGGTCGGCGGGCATCGTCATCGTCGAAGAGTATTACTGACCGTTACGGCATGATTTCGCACGCTTGTGCGTGAGGGTGTGTCGGGCGCCCGACAATAAGCGGTATGCTCGCACCAACCACTGTGAGGGGAATGCGATGGCTGAGGTTCACGACTGGCACCCGTTCGACCTCGAGGCCGGCCTCGACGTACGGCAGATCACCGCCGAGGGTGAACCCGACCAGTACCAAGTACGCGACCGCAACGGGAAGATCACCGACCTCGACGCCGACGAGTTCGCGCAACTGCGCGATGTCGGACCCAACCCCAAGGGCCTGTGATGCTGGCCCTCATCGACTCGCCGTACGCCAAGACGCCCGACGCCGTCTACTCGGTGTTCCACCACGTCAAGGCCCGCGTTCCTAGCGCGCGCTACGGCGGCGCGTACGTGCGCAAACCCGGGTTTCACTCGAGCGTTGAGGATAACCTCGCCTCGTGGCCGGACAACTACTCGATTCGTGAGGCCATCAACCGGCGCGACCCGCGCACCGTCACGCGCGCCCTGGACATCACCCTGTCCGACGCCGACATGCGCACGCTCACCCGGCGCCTCGCCGAGGCCGCCGCGCGCAACGACCCGCGCCTGGCGCCCCTGCGCGAGTTCTTCGGCACCCTCGACAACCGCACCGTCTACGGCCGAGCACACCGCGGCCCCGACGCCCCCTGGTACGCCGCCACCGCTGACTCGTCGCACCTGTGGCACTTGCACCTGAGTTTCCTTACGCCCTATGCCGACGACTGGGTCGCGCTGGCGGGCATCGTCTCGGTCCTCATCGGGCAATCGCTCGCCGACTACCTCGCAGGAGGCATCATGCAACTGGACCTGCCGAAACACGGCGATAAAGGCACCTGGGTCGGGTTTTTCCAGCGGCTCGTCATCGACCGCGGCGCGACGCTGCCCCAGTATGGGCCCGACAACGCGTACGGCGACGAGTTCGCCTCGGCCCTGCGATGGTGGTGGAAGAACATCGTTAAGTCGACGTGGCCCTACGACGGCCGCGCCATCACCTCGGATGTCGCGCGGCACCTCATGGGACTCGAGCGCACCGCGCCGGTCCCGATCGCGCCCACACAGGCGCAGGTTGACGCCGCCGTCGCTAAGTTCCTGACGGCCAACCCCGTGCAGGTGCCCACCGGTGTGAGTGTCAACCTCGGTACCGTCACCGGCGTCCTGTTCGACAGGGAGTAGGACATGGCCGCGCCG